TAGAAAAAGAAAACAAGAAAAGTAAATGAAAAGGTAAAGCAAAAATCTAAAAAAATCAGCAAGAGAAAATATAGTCAAGAAGTACAAAATCGAATACTTAGGTGCTCGAAATTTGTACTTTTTGATTTTATAGAAAAACTGTTTATAAGGCGAAAGATGAAAGAGATATTTTATTTCTAAAATAGGTGGATGCAAAAAGAAGAATCTGATATGAAGCTAGATATAAAAGATTCTAAATTTCCTAAAGATATGAAAGGACTAATAAATGATCAAAAACCTTTCACGATAGAGGGAGATGAATTTTGCAAATTTGAAAAAATGGTACTAGATCAAGTAGCTCTAGGACTAAATGCTAACGTACAGAAAAATAATATCTTTACACAACAGGCTGACATAGATGCAATAAATAAACCTGAAGATAAATATAGGAGTAAAATGTTTTACTCTATACATACTACTAAACAAGGACTACGCTGGAGTAATGATGCTCAGGTAGAATTTTGCAGTAGAGATTTGTATTCAGACAGAGAAGCTGGATGATTGACAAAATGCTACGAATACGACCATAAACATGAAAAGTGGAATATCATGGCTCTATTTAGATGAGAAGATATAGATAGATACTGAGTAGCAGTAGAAGTAGCATGTGGATGGAATGACAAGACAAAAGCTCCAATATACAAGAGAATACATCCTCGTACAATTTATCCTGATCCTGATGGATACGGAACTATAAATAATTTTAGGCGATTTGGATTCTCTACCGTAATGAGCGTAGAAGAATTTAAGTGTCTAAATCTAAAAAATAGCGATGAAGTACTGGCTCGTATCAGATGATACGAAGATCCTCAAAGGACTATGGCTGAGTGGGAACAAAAAACCAACAGATGAATCTGAATGTGATATATCCAACAGAAAAATCTAGTGACGCTATACCATCACTACTGTACATGGAAATGAGTACCTCTACTCGTGTACATGTTTGAAGATATTATATTGGATATCAGATGTGTAGATGAATTGTGGAAATGTGAAGATAAACAGTACAAATTTCCAGTAATACTATACTATGAAGATCCTGATAGTAGAGATCCACGAGGAACAAGTCTATGGGATATAATAGCAGACGACCAAAAGCTGGAAACATTACTCATGAACCTATTCAAGATAAATATTATCAGGAATGCTCTATGAGGTAAGATATTCATGGACAGAAATATTCTAGACACAAATCTAGATACTCTGAAACATCAGACACTCCAAAATCAGTACTTTCCTGTGGATATTATGGATATGAGTAGACCTATAAGCTCACTGATATTTGAGCTTCCAGAAAAGGAAATGGGTGGGGATTTCTATTCATTACTGGATAGAGCTAGAGAAAACGCAAAACAGCAAACTCACATAGATAGTTTAACTCAGTGAGTATTTGACTCTAAAATAAAAACAGCAACAGAGGCAAGCGTAAAGCAACAAAACGCTAACCTACTTCAGGCTCTTACTGATCAGATACTAGGACGGTGAAGAGAACAGCACGCACGATTATACTGGGTATATATGAGTCACTATTTCTCTCAGAAAGATGAGAAAAAAATAAGGCTAAATAAGACAATCTCAAATATCAGAGAAGTATATAAAAGATCTCAGATATTAAAATGACAGTATGATATAGAGATAGTCAATACAAGTGAGATAAGGCTAAGAAATCAGCAAATGTTACCTGCTCTCACTAACTGGCTTCAGATATGTGCGAGTGATCCAAACACACATCCATATACGCTAGTATTACTAAAAAGAGATATAGCGTATAGACAATGAGTATCCAACTCAGAAATAGACGCATTCTTTCCATATCCACCTGAAACTGAGGCAATAGAAGAAAGAGATATGCTATCTGACAATATCGATGTGGAATTTGACGATGACAACGCTGACCGATTCTGCAAGCTCCAAGTATATCAGAGTGCGAAAGATACTCCAGCAAAACAAAGAGCAATAAATGCATGTATGTGGGGATATCAACACTCTACACAACAGCTACAGCAACAAGTAAATCAGATAGATGACGTACAAGCTATGGCATGAGCTAATAAGCAAATCGTAGCAAATACTGGTAGACAGCAATTATACCAGCCAATGTAAGGGGCTTAATCCAAAAATATTTTATTCTTAATTATTATTGACATGGCAGTAAACTACAAAGTAGACATGGATATCGTGACAAAGGACGATATCGAAAGTAAAATCTTTAGACTCAAAGGAGATTATCTAGATCACTGCTTGATAATTGCAGAAGTCCAAGATCTACTCGATGAGGGATGGAGTAAAATTAAAAGAGATCTAGTACACGCATGAGTAATCAGAGAGGAAGATAAGATATCTGTAATCGATGAGTGAATGATACGTGGATTGTCTAAGAAACAAAAAGAAGAACTGGCTAAACGACATGAAGAATTTGAGGGCTCAAAATGATGAGCAGAACAGTACGAAAGAGAACTCGTACAAAGCTATACGTATATGAGAAAGCTCGAGCAAGAGCTAGATGCATATAACCAATCCGTTGGTAAGATTATCCAAAGGATAAACTATTTTAAAACTTTAATCTAATAAAGATGGCAAGAAACCAAAATCCTGAAGAAAAAAATCTTCAAAATCCAGTAGAAGAAACTACTGAAGCTACACAACCTGCTGAAAATCCAGTAGAACCAGCTAACGAAACAGCTCCTGTAGAACCTGAAGCTCCAGCTGAAAATTCAGACGAAAATTCTGCTCCAGCAAATGAAGAAGCTCCAGCTGAATGAGAATCTACAGATGCAGATTTAGGAAATACTGCAGAACCAGAAGAGCCTAAAGAAGCACCTAAGGAAGAAGCTCCAGCAGAGGAAAAACCTGCTGAAAATCCAGCAGAAGCACCTAAAGGTGGTAAGGTAGAAGTAAAAGAGCCTGAATATAAATACTTCGATACTATAAAAGTACCTGCTAAAATTAAAAAGATTATAGATTTCTATGGTATCACAAGTAAGGACTTATTTGATGGAAGTTTTGAGAAGATGAAACTCAAAAAAGAAGAAGTAAAAGCTCTAAAAGAATGGTACGCTACTTTAATTTAGTTCGATAACAATAAAAGACATGGACTTGATAGACGCAATGTATGAGAATGAGATGCAGAAAAGAGAGCAATCTCATTCGACGTATATATTTCAAATGCAAAATAAGATATCCAACGATCCGTACATTACGGAAAATGCGTGGAAATACGAAGTATATGCGTGGCTTAAAGAGCTAAGAAAGAAAGTACCTGATGTAACAGAGGAAGATATAGAGTCAAAAGCAATAACTATATCAAATCCTGAAAACAGGTCACAACGGCTATATACACGAGCACTAATACTATCCGAGTTTTACTGAATGCCACTGAGAGTAGCATACGACAAAGATAGTTACGAGTGAGTACCTGCTGATAAATTTAGGATGATGAAAAGATACTGAAGAGTAGATGATGCATACTATAAATATCAGGTACAAGAGCAGTGAGATTTAGATTCTACATGAAAGGTAAAACCTTTAGAGCCTGTAGGATTTAATGACATAAACAAAGTGGATATAGATGTGACAGATCAGGAGCTCGAAGAATGGAAAAAAATACTGAGAATATTGGATAATAAACTCAAAAATGCTCAAACAGAGGAAGAGAAAGAAAGTATCCAGAAAGATATCCAGAGAGCAAATAAAGCAATAGCTGATTTATCCTCTAAGTAATACGACATGGAAATAACTGATGATGATAAATTACAGCTCAAAAAACTCATAGCAAGTGAGTGATGGAAAATCCTAGAAAAGCTAATCAAATCAAAAATAGATTTATTCGATGAACAGATAAACGTGAGTGCTCATGACTATCTGAAAGTCAGAGATAAGAAATATGATGAGCTGAATCTAAACGGAGCAATGGTTCGATGAATGAGTTTAGTACTAAAAGCTCCGTATGATGTACTAAACAAGGAAGCTAATAATAATGTGATTTCGCAGATGAATGAGCATTATCAGCAAGAAGTACAAAAACTAGAGAGGTAATACTCTCTTCTCTCCACTTAGACTTCCATGTCACTAGGTGGAGAAAAGAGCGTATTGCTGATGCAATAGCTGGGAATTTGTGATGCTTACCCCTAAAAAAGCTATAGGCGACAAGAAATACGCCGTGATTTATTTCTTAAACTATTAGAACATGGCAGAAAAAGAAATGAGTTCTGATGAACTTATGGCAGAACTTCAGTGAAGAGACGATCTTTCAAATTTAGTAAATGGTAGCGATCAGGCAACTCATGAAATGACATGAAAAACTGAAGACGACCAACAGCAAGACAAATCAGAAGCTACAACGTCTGATGAATCTAAATCTCAGGAAGACTGAGAAAAAAAAGCTGACGAATGAAAGAAGTCTAATTTCCAAAAAGCAATGGAGAAAAAGAATAGAACCATTGCAGAAAAGGATGAGCTAATTGCAAGTAAGGATCAAAGAATTGCTGATCTAGAAAAGCAACTCAAAGAAGCTCAGGAACGTGACGACTACGAGGACATTGATGAGAAAGAAGAAGAAATTCAGAATCTCAAAAATGATCTATCCTATGAAAAAAATCGTAGGAATGAGATAAAATCCGAGAAAAGTCGCATGAAAGAGTGACTATTGTGGCAGATGATGAATGAGATGTGAATCTCTGAAGAATCTCAAAAAGCTATCAAAGAAATGGCAAAACAAGATGCTTATAAGGATCTAGAGCCAGAAGACGTAATATCATTATACAATGGTAAAGTCTGAGTGGAGTATGATCAGCAGGAGCTCAATAAAAAATCTGGAGGGACTAGCGTGCTATGAGAAAATAGAGTGCTCAGCAAGGAATCTATGGACAACATGGATACTAAAGCGATGGAGCAAGAACTCGCCAGACAAATCAAGAATGGAAACAGTCCATTCTAAAAAAAATAGATTGAGTCTGGGGAGATAAATAACTCTTTTATTCCTAAACTCAATTTTAATCATGATGCAAACAAGTAACATCCAAGCATCAGGAACAACAGATTTGTTTCATAAATACTTGGAGAAGAAGTTCTTAGAGAACTTAGAACCTAATTTAGTTTTCTGGAAATTTGGTAAATGACCAGTTAGCCAGAAATGATACGGAGCAGTACAATGGGCTAGGATGTCTAAATCTACAGCTAGTGCTAATGCTTCAGTAATTACTGAGGGAACTACTCCATCTTTCACTGATCTTACAATCAGTACTATCAGTGTGTCTTGTACTCAGTACGGACAAGTAGCTCAAATTACTGACATACTTGAAGACACTACATTACTTAATGTAGTAGGACAAGCTATGGTAGAATTGGCTCATAACGCTAGTAGAATCATGGATGAAGTAGTACAATCTACTTTATCTACTAACTGAACTAACGTAATCTACGCTGGATCAGCTACTTCTCGTGCTACTATCGCTGCAACTGATGTAATGAAAACAACTGAAATTAATAAGGCAAGAGCTTTCTTGTCTACTAAAGGTGCTAAACCTTTTGCAGGTGGATACATCGGTATTATGCATCCAAACGTATCTTTCGATATGAGAGAACAAGTAGGATGAAATGCTTGGGTAGAGGTAAAGAAATATACTGATCTCGTAAAGGATATCGTAACTGGAGAAATCTGAACATTGATGGGTGTAAGAATTATCGAAAGCTCATTTGTACAGACATTCTCTAGTAATGTGACTGTATATCCAACATATGTATTTGGAGAGGGAGCTTACGGAACTTCTCAATTGCAAGCATATGAAACAACATTCATCTCTAGAAACAACAAAGACAGCTATAATCCACTTGGATTATTCTCAATTGTTGGATGGAAGATGGCTATTGCTTCTATTATCTTGCAACAAGACGCTCTTGTTAGAATCGAATCTGCAAGTACGCTATCTTACGCTTGGTAGTAAGAACCTAAAGAGGTGGAGAAATCTACCTCTTTATATCGTATTATCAGGATTTTTATCTGAGTAAAATATGCATCATGGCTACAACTATGTGAAACAGATTTAATGAGTGGAGGACTTCTAGAATTAGATGACCAAAACAAGTTACTGACGATTTGGGTACTCTATGGATGAAAGAGGGATATAACGAGCTAAAGAAAAAATTAATCAGCATCTGAAGAAATAACCTATTTAGTGATCAGATAGGAATATCTACAGTAGCATGACAGAATGTATACACATTACCTTTAGGAACTACTGATACTCGTCCTGTAAATGGAATGAAAGATTTTGTATCAGTAATACAAATGGAAGTAGCATATAGAGTAGATTCTCGTACTAACCTACCAGTATACCATGTATGTGAGCAAGTAATGGCTGAAGAATTTAGCGACAGAAAACGAGCTAGACAGCAACAATATAAACCTAGATTTGAATTTTTGGGAAAAAATCAAATCGTAATTTTTCCTACTCCAAAAATTGCAATAACTGATGGAATAAAAATACGTTATAACTACTGGGAAGAAGATATAGACATTAACACAAAGGAATCAGATATAAACTTACCATTCTATCTAATAGATACACTGGATATGTATCTAGACTTTAGACTAAAACGACACGAAACAGACAGAGCTAGTGCTCAGATAGAGTATGAAACATGGGAAAAAGAAATTCTTACAGCTCTAGGAATGCTAAACACTAGAGATAGCAGACCTGTAAAAGAGATATTTTTAGATACTAGATTTCTACAATAATGAGCTTACCTGATGGAATAATAAGAGATAGAACTCGACAATATGGAGTAACTGATGATCCATTTATGGGTATGGAATGAAGTTTTCAATATGCTGAGAATCTAAATGTGTTTGATGATCCTAGAGGTATAAAATTGACCACAGGACGACAAAGATCAGCAAATTATAAATCGTGTAAGCTGGTAAGTGCTGGGGATTATGTAATAGCAATACCTGTGACATGAGATGTAAAAGCTATAAGTCCAGAATCACGACCATCTGGTACAACTATATGAAACGTGCCAAGCTCGATGACTCCATTTGATGCAGTAGTATTCGGTGGAAGATTGTTCGTAATTGGGAATAGGAGTAGCACATTCGTGGGTATAACTTCCTATAAACTGCCAAAGCAATGAGAACCTTTTACTCCTGAAGTGCTCAATACTGTACCTGTAGATAATACATGAGATACTCCAGTAATAATGTGACAAGCTGTACCATACTGCGACTGCATATGTAACTTTAATAACAGTATGCTATTGGTATGAAACGGTAACTATTTGTGGGTGTACAATCCTGCAGATGACGCATGATCTGTATACGCATCATGATGGAAAATAGTAAAAGAATACAGTCCTGATGTAGATATAATTGATATATCTCCAAAAGCCGACTATGTAGAAATATTTTTGAGAGATAAAGTAGGAAATACAAAAATACATTACTATCCATGAATATTTGACATGGAAGATAGTGGATTGATGAAGAGCGTGGAACTTCCTAACACAAGAGTACTCAGGGTATATCCACACATGACAAAGGAAATGGTGGTAACGACATACGACTGAAGCAACAATAACATAAGCCTAAGAGAAGTAATATGATATGAAACATATCCTGTAATGAGAAGCCATAGAGCAGGATTGAGTCTATATGATGTACAGCATAAACTGTGATTCTTTACGTGACCATGTAGTGAAGATATGGCTCGATACGAGGGACGTGCGTATATTGCTGATGTGGAATGAATATGGGAATTTAACTGGTATAATGCTAATAAGATGCCAGTAGGAAATCTCAGGCGAAAATTTAATAATGAATCAGAAGATAAGACTCCAAAGTGACTAGCTGTAGCAAAAGACTTTATATTTGCTAGTTATGATGACTACGCATATTGTGCTAGAATATATGATACTGCAAATCCTGCTGGATACGCTGATCAAGGTATACTAATATCTAGAGCAATCGAAACTGAATATGGTGGAGAATTTACAAAAAGTCTAGTAAGGCGATTTGTACAATTCGAAATGAATAATCTAACTGATGATAATGGTACGATAGATATTTACGTGTGCTGAAATAGAGAATGGAACTCCATAGACGATAGTGCTTGGGTACATATAGCTCAAATTACTCAGGATGATGCAGATTTTGGAGAGAAGTCAAGTGGATGATGATATAGTGTGGGAACATGTGTGCACCGATTTGATAACGCAGGGAAACGAAACTTTATGCAGGATCGACAAGTAATAGAATATAAAGTGGTAATTACTAGATCAAGAATGGAAGAAAATGCGAGTCCTGTGCTACGTAGTCTACTATTTAACTATAATGTGAAAGAAAAAACTAACTTCTTTTAGTCTTATATAAACAACAAAGATGGCAACTAAAGAAAAAACTACAAATGCAGAAGAACCTAGAAAAATAGAAACGACTGCATGAGGTAATAACTATCGCTATCAGGATAACTATGAGCAATGAAAAAATAATGCTCTAGTATGAACTGGACATGTAGCATGATTACCAGAAAAGGAAAATATCACTCTAAATGAGCCAGAAAAATGAAAAAGATTTGATCTAGATAGAGAAAGAAATCTAAATTTTCCAGAAAAAGAAGTACTACAAGAAGCAACTCCTCCTACAGAAAATAGCTGACGAAAAAACATATCATGAGCAAAAAAAGCACAGCAGACACAACAAACACAGCAAGTAACAGAACCTGAATGATTTGTGGAAAATGG